CTTCTTTATACTTAATGTTGGGCTTTACAGTAATCCCTCCATTAGAAATTGTAGCACCACTCAAAAGTGCAGCAGCAATGTAATCTCCTGCAAATTCACCAGCATAAGTTGTTGTTAAGCTGTTTAATGAGTTATCTACATCTAAATTAATTTTTCTTGTACTCATTTTAATTATTGATTTTAATTGTTATTTATTTTTATTAATCATTGCAAGCACTCTATCCATAGTTGTCTGACTTCTATTTTGTGAATACAATACTTTTTTCTTTTCACTTACTACCTCTGGAGAATGCTTGATAGGCTCTGCCGCAGGCTGTGATAATTCTTCTACTACTTCTTCTGGTAACTCATTAGTCATTTCTTCTTTCTTGCCCATCGATTCTCTCATTTTCATTACCATTTCTTTTAGAGCTTCGAACTCTTCTTTTGTAGGGTACTTTTCTTCATTCATATCTTCTTTCTCTTCTTCTTCATCTTCCTTTTCATCTTCATATTCCTTTTTCTCGTAACCCAGATCAGCAATAATTCCCTCTTCTTCTATCTTCAGCATATCGCCAGATTCCATTTCATATTCTCCTACAGGTAGTGCTACCTTAGTATCTTCTGTAAGAATAAATACCTCATTGCCAGATGCAAACTTCTCAGCTTCTAATACTGTTCCATTCTCTAGCTTTAATTGTTCTAATCTAACCTCTTCGGATGGATTAATAACGTCCTTGATTTTGTTTAACATTTCTGTTGCTTTCATATCATTATATAAATTAAAAATTATTATTTTGCATTTTCTTTTTTAAATTCTGCCAATACCTTGTGCGTGTAATGAGCCATCGCAACAATCTATATGGTATCTATCATCCTTACATAAACAACCCTTTCTACTTCCATAGGGGCTTGTTCTACTAGGTGTAACAAATTCTGTTACCTTTTTTTTAAATCTTTTAGTATGCACTTAATATATCTTTTATTTGATCTATTAAACCTTGTGCATTATCTTCTTTGCTTAATTCACTTTTTGACTTGTCTTTTGGTCTTTCCATTTTATCTGCAAAGTAACCCTCTATTGAGAAACCTTTTACCTTACCTGTTTTGACAAACTCTTGCCAGATCTTATCATTGTTTACTTTTACAGCACCCATCCACGTACCCATAGGCACATTCATATCATACTTTCTTGATTTGTCGTGTGTTTCATCTTCTACTATCCAGCTTTCTACAAGGCTAAGACCATTTAAACTATGCTGATGTTCTAGTGTAGTTTTATTTTGATTGCCTTTCATTAGATATAATTGTGATGCTTTCTGTACTGTATCTTTGGAAAAGTATATGTAGTATTCTTCTGCACCATTAGTTCTATAAATAGGTTTGTTAGGTATTAGCAAAGCACCTAATAAGATTCTTTTCTCATTATCCACCTCTGCTAATTTAACCTCTTGTGATTTAAGAGCAATGAAATCTTCTTCTATCGCAGGATTCTCTACAACTGATATTGCTTCAATACCACCCAGTTCATCCATTTCATCTATTACTAATTCTATAACTTTCATAATTATATATAAATTAAATTTATTTTTTTTGCATTTTAATCTCCAATACTTGCTCCCTCTATGATGTTATTCTCTAAACTTTGTGCAGAGGTTACATCCTGACTTACTACAAAAGCTTGTACTGGTTGTTGTTCTTGTTCTGCCAAACTTTGTGCTAATTGATTTTCTGGTGAAGCACCTACTATATTAAATGCAGGTGCAGCAGTACCTTGTGCTATGCTAGATGGCAATGCACCACCACCACCTTGTCCAGGTACTTTAACAGCCATTATATTTTTAACATTACCAATACCTGTAGATATTACCGTAAACATAGCAGCAATTCTTGCAAAGGTATTAGGTATTGTTTCATCTTTTAATGTTTTGTTTGCTGCTTCATAAGTATTCATTAAAGCACTAGCTATTGCAAAAGCTTTACCAACAGCAGTTTGTTTTCCTAACAAGTTGCTCATTGCTTGGGATGCATCTGCAAATATACTTAAAGCACTTTTCTTTGCTTCTTGTGTTTCTTCTTCTATCTCTACTTCTGATTTTTTATATTTCTCATTAATCTCTGCTAGTTTCTTTTTTTCTGCTTCATCTAACTCTGCAAGTAAAGGTGACATAATCCCATAATGTTCAATAATTTGTTGTCTTAGTTTAGCAAAATGTTCCTCATTCTTTCTAATTTCTTCTGCTTGTCTTTCTTCATCTGTATCTATGAGAGCCTGTCTAATAGCTTCAATTTCAGATGCCTTTTGTTTTTCCCTTTTTATTTCGTTTGCATCTCTTTTAGCTTGTTCGTTATCTTCTATTTGTGTTACACTATTTTCAAATCCTGCTAAAGTATTTTTTAAAGTATTTAATTTGTTTTGTGTAGTTTCGATAGATTTATCTGCTTCTTCCTCTACCTTTTCAGGATCAAATACTAATCCAGCTATACCCCCAAACAAGCCCTCTCTTAATCCAAAGTCCTTACCTAAGAATTTACCTATCCCATCTATAACTACTAACACAGCTGTTAATGGTGCTGACAATAAGGATAATATGCCTTGTAGTATATCTTTATTTCTTTGAGCAGTTTCTACCTGCGATTTTTTTATTTGTTCCTGTGTTTCTAATTGTGCTTCTAACTGTGATATAACAGCTTTAGTTTGGGCTATCTTTAAGCCTAATATTTCTTTCTCTGTCTTGCCTTGTTGCTTTAAAATGTTTTCAGATCCTTCAATAGCTTTAAATCTTTTTTCTTCTTCTGCAACAGCATCAGTTTGTTTCTTTAAAAGATTAGTTGTTTCGCTGCTTACACCAGAAACTAATTTTTTAATTTTATCAAAGTTTGCTATTAATAACCCAACAGCTACGACTATTGCGCCTATACCAGTTGCTATCAATGCTTTGCTAAAAACACTTACACCCCTAGCAGCACTTATAAATCCTAATCTAGTAAGCCTTAAAAGTTTTACACCTTTTCTTAATTGTCCAAAATATCCACCTGTTACCATATTAAGAGCAGCAGTATTTTCTCTACTCTTGATTAATTCTTTAGAAATGAAGCCTTGTCTTTTCTGAAAACTAATATCTGCTTTAGCTTCTTGCTTCTGTAGATTTAGACGTTTCATCGCAATCCTCTGTTCTTTTAATGAATCTGTTACTCTGTCAATAGATGCTTGTACCTTTTGTCTCGCAGCTAACTGTGTTTTAGGAATACTTTCTTGTATCCTTTTTAATCTTAGTAGTTCTTCCTCTAACTCAATAGTTATTTTTTTCTGCTCTAATATAGTGTCTGTAAGTTCTTTAAAGGATTGCTCTGCTTGTTTCAGATCCCCCCTTATCCTAATTACTCTTTCTTCTGCCATCTTTAATTTGTTTAAGTGCTTCCTTGATATTTGTAGCTATTTTATATTTTCCTTTTGCTATTCTTATTTCTTCCGTTTCGTTTGTTGCAAACTTCAAACCCTCTAATATTGTTTTTATCATAACTTAACAATTAATTCTAAATCACTTTTGTTTGTCAATAGATTTGTTTTAATACTATTAATTCTATATTCTTTTCCATTTATTACAAATATGTCATTTAGGTTATAGTTGATTAATATTTTCTGGGGTAGGTATGCTTTTAATTTTAGTAATCTGTTTCTTGCATTAAATATGTTTTCTATATATGTTTTATAATAGTTTTCAAATAATGTACCTGTAAAATCTGATGTGCCTGTATATTCATTTGTCATCAAATCGAAGTTAATGTTTTGTGTTCCAGAACTGCTACTTGCAAATAAACTATTTGATGGTATTATATAATGCGATAAGCTAACTGCAGATGATGCTGATTCTCGAAAAGAAATAGGATTAGATCCACTTGTTATTCTTATAGGATAAAAAAGTAAAGGTAAATCTTTATCAGGCTGTTGATCTTTGTTTACACTCCACCCCCATTGTATATCTGTTTTAGTTGCACCTGTGGTATCATTTATATCAAATAACCTTTCAAATAAAAAATGCTCAAAGGGTATTTCTACTTTATAACTGCCACCATCTATTTTGTTACTGATATTATCTTGATTATATCTCAACGATCCCCACTCCTCATTATTTATTTCTTTATAAGCATTTGCTAGGAAACTTTTCAGACCTTCAAATCTAAATATTATTTCACTATAAGGTAATGATACATTTGATTGACTAGAATTTACATCTACAAATTCTGTAATATCATAGCTAGTTCCTGTGGAATTAAAAGAATCTAGAGTATCTACAAATATAGTTCCGTCATCTTGTTCAAATGCTACAAGGTTAAACATCTTAAATAACCCAGTAAGAAAATCTATTGTTTTAATCTCTGGAATCTGCTGTGTAATTATAAAATCAAACTGATTAAAAGCTGTAAATGGTGCAGCTTCAAATACTAATGAACTTCCAATAGTATTACCTGAAACTATCCATCTACATTTTGTCAATTCTTTATCACCTGAATGTATAATACTTACAGTCCAATCACCTGCTGCAAAAGTTTTACCGACACCGAATAAACCTGCTGATATACCTAACTCTCCTGCACTTATTGAAGTGTTTGCTGTTAATCCAGTTTCCTCCCTCCTTAATACTCCATCTTTATAAACCTTAACCCCATAAGCTTTAGTATCAGTTGATTCAATAATAAGATCCATATCTGCATCACCAATTGATCCGTCATTTTGTTCATCCCATTCAGAAGTAATTCTTAGTGTAGAATCATCAACCATATTAGCAAGGAGAAAACCACTTGTAGGTGTCCAATTATCTACCGGTGTTTCTAATAACTGCACTTCTGTTCCTGTGCTTACTACTTGTTCTGGTGCGCCTGACTTTCTGTGTAGCCACATAAATAAACTATTATATGGCGCATTACTCGCTGTAAAAAAATCACTAGAAAAAGTCAGTCCATATTTACTTTCTATTGCTTCTACTATTTTTCTAACTCTTATTGCAAACTTTAGCTGATTATGTAAAACACCTTGAACTGTGGAAGCATTATAGAAAAGATTATTACTTTGAGCAACTGTACTACCAGAATCATAAAACAATCTATCAGTATGTGTAATTAAAGGAACTATCACATCTGTTAGGCTAGGCACTGCTGTTAGCTTTGACTTTACATTTGCTGAGTTCCAAACTATGTTGCTAGAATTTAAACCTGTTAGTGTGTTTAATTTATCTTCACCTATTAAATCTTTTAGATCTACAGTATTGCCAAAGAAAACTATTTTGTAAGTATGTGCTTTATTAAATTTCAAAGCAACTCCATTTAATTTTATTTTACCTTTTTTATAATCTACTCCATTTAGTTTTATTAAAGCATCTTTCTTTACCCTTGCATCAAATCCATTATCTATATCAAAATTATAATAGTGTTTAAATATCTTATTATTTACTCTACTAGCTGGTAATGAAAATTGTTGTGAGAATGCAGTAAATATTTTTTTTATATCTCTAACATTTTTAAGTGTGTCTGTTACTGTAATAGATTCGTCTTTAAACAAATCTACTCTTTGCCCCTCTATATATAATTCAAGGTTTTGCATTAACGTATGTTGTTTATAGTTTGGAAAGCAAATTCTACTTCTATTGTATAATCTATTAACTTATCATTAACATTTGTCTTATAACCTAAATTGCTAGATGTTATATGTACAGGTAAATTATCCCCCTCATAATCTATCCATACCATTTCGCTTAACATTAATTCTTTAAATATAGAATTATTTTCTTCTGGATAATATCCACTATTTAACACAAGCTTTTGTGTAGCATTTTTGCTTAATATTTTTTTCTGGTGACTATATGTATTATAGCTACCATCTACAACTATATTGCTTTTATAAGTTTCTTCTGTTGTGTTAATAGATAGATTAGATCTTTTAAACATCCATAAATCTTGTAATGCTCCATACTTATTTACAAATACTAATTTGTAAGGCTGATACTTACACTCTTCTATATTTGTAACACGCAGTTTTGTAACACCCTCTGTTCCATCAACAAACACCTCATCTACTCCATAAATGCCAAACTCCCCTAAAAAGCTTTCTAAACAGAAACTATCTTCAAATGTTCCACCATCTTCCAATACTCTATCTTCATAACCATCTGCACCTGCTTGTGATTCATTCGTTATGTATTCTATTCTCAGTTTGCTATCCGTTACATCTGCTACTGCATCGGTATATATTTCTTTACCTTTATAAAAAAAACTTACACTGGTAGTATTATTTGGATCTACTGGTATTCTTAATGGTGCATCATCAGGTTTCAATATTGTTGTATTGCTAATTAACAATCCCTCTAATAAACTAGGATTTACACCATCTTCAAAATATCCATATCCATCATAAGCTATATTACCTAATACTGGAGTGTCAGGAACCTGTACTATTGTACCGATAGTTTTCTGTATTCTGTAATCAACATTAATCGTTGAATATAAATCTGTTGTATTATATTCTCCATCAAAGCCTGTTGTTAAATAATCCCTTATTAATTCGCTAACTTCAAAAGATACTTTTGCGTTATATGCAGTTGATGTTAATGAATATGTTATACTACCTCCCCAACTGCCACTTGCAGTTCCAGTATATATGTAAAGCTCTAATTTTGCTGATGTTAAATTAGTAGCACTTACATTTATAAAGTATGGGCTTCTTACATTTATCTTAGCCATTTAAATTAATTTCTTGGTTTTTAATATCATCATATATCTGTCCTTCTAGATCTATTGCATACGCTTTTAGTATATCATCTGGTAAATACTTCATAACTTGGTTTAAAGCCTTTGTTAAAAACATACTGGGCGCAATACCTCTAAACCAAATACTTCTGACTATTAAATGTTGTAATGATTTTTGTGTGATAAACCTACCTGTGTTTTTATCTCTGCCTTTTATACCTCTTCGCTTTATCCATTTCTCTATACCCTCTGTTAGTCCACCTTTTCTTCCTGTGCCTGATCCAAATCTATATGGGCTGTTGGGTGCTTTGTTGCCACTCCCAGTTCCTTGCACCCCTTGATCTATAAACTTAGCATAGTCCTTTGCGAATATGCTCAGATCAAAACTACCTACCCCTGTTTTTACTTCTTTCTTAATACTATTATAAAGTGCACCAGACACTATTCTCCCATCCTCTTTTAAGTTTGCCTTGCTTTGATTAACTAAAAACTTAGCATAACCATTTAGAATCTTTTTTAATTCTTTAGGATCTTTTAACATATCGTAATATCATTGTGTGTTAATATATCAAAGGTACTTGCCCATCCTGCTAACCTATTTTCAAACCTTTCATAAAAAGGCTCACAAGTTGCTATGCCATCTAATTGATATAAATCAGTATGTAATGTGCCACCCCTTAAAACACTTATTAATTTATTTACTACACCTAGTTGAGTGTTTAATATATCGTGTTCATTATTGTTGCCTACAAACTTATCTGCTCCCTCTTCTTTATTTTCATCTACAATATCCATTGTCAGAATTGTAACATTAAATCTTAACACTTGATCTTCCTGTGATACAGTATTTATAATAATATGTGATAACGGAAATATAGTTTGCTTGTTTAGATCTACATCTGTAATATCTCCTGTAGTTACAGTGTTACAATTAACATCAGATAGTAACTGCTCTTCTATTTTAGTCAATACTAAATAAAAACCTCTTATACCTTTATGGCTCATCTCTTATATGTTTTGTAATTATATACTGCTATTCTAAATAATATAATTAATAGGATGATAGAATAAATATTTAGGTGAGGCTCACCACATAATCCTAATAGGTGCTTAATTGAATCAATCATTTAAAACTTTTTTTTATTAAT